AAGTTGGCGACCACCTGGCGGTCGGCCTGGCGTCGCAGCCAGAGTTTGCTGATCCGGCTGGTTCCGAGTTCGTACTCTTCCGTTTCGGCGTGGCCTTCGAAGACCAGGACCTGAAAGGCGTGGCCCGCGATCGTTCCGCTGACCCAGGTGCCCGGGGCGTTCAGCTGGCGGCCTTCTGTCTTTGTGATCTTCAGGCTGTCGCCCAGGTCGTCGTGCGCTTTCATCTCTGTGTCCTTTGCGTTGGGGAAACCAATCGTTCAACGACCACACAGTTACCTCGTGATCGGGAAGCTCATCCAGCGGATTCGCAGCGATTCCGCATCAATTTCAGCAGCTTTTATGGGGTGGTTTCATGAGTGCCCCGACACCCCGCCTGGATCCGCAGAAACTGACGCCCACGGACGCGGCACGGCTGTTGTCGAAAGTGGGCGGGAAAGTGGTGGCTGAGTCGACGATTGCGGCCGACGTGGCCAGCGGTGCGCCGACAAACGGGGATGGAACGCTGAGTCTGGTGGCGTACGCGGCGTGGCTGATTCGGCAGTTGGCGGAGGGCGATCCCCATGGCGATTGATCCCCGCAACCTGCGTCCCGGAGAACTCTGCCGGCTACTCAATTCGACGCCGCTGGGCACGGTCATCAATGAGCGTCAGCTGTACCGGCATCGCAATCGGGCGGGTTACAGGCTGGGTGATGGCAACCGAGTCGATCTGCTGCGATATGTGGCGTGGCTGGTTGAGGAAGTGCATCGGCCTCGCGTCACCTCTGAATCCGACAGCTACGAGGCGCTGAAGGAACGGGCTCGGGCTCGCAATGCGGCGATCGCCAAGGCGGGTCGGGATATCGGTGAGTTGCCGGCGGTCGTTGATTCAGTCCGCCGACAGAAAGCGGCCGACAGTTTTCAGTTCTTCTGCGAGGCCTACTTTCCGCAGACCTTTCATCTGGCCTGGTCAGACGACCATCGTCGGGTGATTGCCAAGATCGAAGAAGCGGTACTCTACGGCGGACTGTTCGCGCTCGCAATGCCCCGTGGATCGGGCAAGACCACAATTGCCGAATGCGCTTGCCTCTGGGCCATTCTGTTTGGACACCGGCAGTTCGTGGCTCTGATCGGAGCGAGTGAAGCCCATGCGGAAGAGATGCTCGAATCGATCAAGATGGAACTGGATGGCAACGAACTGCTGCTCGAGGATTTCCCAGAGGCGGTGTACCCCATTCAGTGTCTGGACGGCATTGCCAATCGCTGCGCCGGCCAACTGCATCAGGGAGAACGCACTCATATCTCATGGACAGCTCGGGAGATCGTGCTGCCGACGATTGTCGGATCCAAAGCCTCTGGAGCCATCATTCGTGTTGCCGGCATCAACGGGCGTATCCGCGGCATGAAGTTCAAGCGACCAGATGGACAAACCGTGCGACCATCGCTGGTGGTGCTCGATGACCCGCAGACGGATGAATCGGCGAGATCCCCGTCGCAGTGTGCTGCACGGGAGAGCATTCTGGCGGGAGCCGTGCTGGGACTCGCGGGGCCCGGACGGAAGATCTCCGGGATCATGCCCTGTACCGTGATCCGTCCGGAAGACATGGCCGATCGAATTCTGAATCGGGACAAGCATCCGCAGTGGCAGGGCCAGCGGACGAAGATGGTTTATGCCTTCCCGACCAATGAGAAGTTGTGGCAACAGTATGCTCAGATCCGTGCGGAAAGCCTGCGGCAGGAAAAGGGGCTGACCGAGGCCACGGCGTTCTATGAGAAGCATCGAGCCCAGATGGACGAAGGAGCCCTCGTCGCGTGGCCGGAACGTTACAACCAGGACGAAGCTTCCGCCATTCAGCATGCCATGAATCTGCGGCTGCAGAATGAAGCGGCGTTCTTTGCCGAGTATCAGAACGAGCCATTGCCGGAAGTCGCTGCGGAAGATGACCTGCTGACGGCCGACCAGATCTGCGCCAAGACCAACGGTCAGCCTCGAGGCACCATTCCGCTGGGTTGCAGTCACGTGACGATGTTTGTGGACGTGCAGCAGAAGCTGTTATACTGGGTCGTCTGTGCGTGGGAAGACGACTTCACTGGGTACGTGATCGATTATGGATCCTATCCGGATCAGCGACGAGCGTATTTCACGCTCCGCGACGCGACTCGCACGCTGGCCACGGCCGCCAAAGGCACCGGGCTGGAAGGATCCATTTACGCGGGACTTGAGACGCTGACCGGAGATCTCCTGAACCGTCGCTGGCGACGTGAAGACGGCACGGAACTCAGGATTGACCGCTGCCTGATCGATGCCAACTGGGGATCGTCGACGGACGTGGTCTACCAGTTCTGCCGGCAGTCACCGCACGCCAGTGTACTCTTGCCATCTCACGGACGCTTCGTCGGGGCAGCCAGCCGACCGTTCTCGGAATACAAACGTAAGCCCGGAGAACGCGTCGGCCTGAACTGGCGAGTCACCAACAACCTAGGCAAACGCTCGATCCGACATGTGCTGTTCGACACAAACTTCTGGAAGTCCTTCGTGCATGCCCGACTGGTTGTGGCTCAGGGCGATCCGGGATGTCTGTCGCTGTTTGAGGAACTGCCGGAGTCGCATCGGCTATTCGCCGAACATATGACATCGGAATATCGCATCCGGACAGAGGGCCGAGGCCGCACTGTCGACGAATGGAAAATCCGGCCAGAGCAGGCGGACAATCATTGGTTCGACGCCGTGGTGGGATGCGCTGTTGCGGCGGCGGTTCAGGGGTGCGTGCTGTTTGGGATGGATAACAGTTTTCGAAGTCCAGCCCCGCGGGTCAAACTTTCAAACTTGAAGCGTGTGCGAAAATAGGTCCAGCAGAGCTAAGCCTGAACAGCGAGTTCAAACGACCGTCCGCGCTGGACCAATGCTGCACGAGGTCCGACTGTTGCAGTACCCAATCCGAAAGAACTTCGCGAAATCCGTCCGCAATTTTCGACAGTCTGCGACTGAACCGGATAGGTCAATTCATAGACGACATGTGGTTGTCTTTTGGAAGTGACCTATGCCCGAAGAACTCGAACAGTCAATCCGCGAGAACGCTCAGCAGCCGGCCAAGGCTGCTGGTGACTCCGGCAGCGTCGAACAGCACTCGCTGTCCGAACAGATTGAAGCCGATCGCTATCTGGCTTCGAAGGAAGCGACTCGTTCCAAACGGCTGGGACTCCGCATCACGAAAATCGTCCCACCGGGAGCGGGCTAGTCATGCTGTCGTGGCTGCGCAAAACTCTGTTGTCGCCTTTCTCGGGCCGTGCCGGGCTTCGGTCTGCACGGTTCATCCGAGCAAAGTACGACTCGGCTATGACGTCGGATCACAACCGACGGCACTGGGCACACGCAGACGGACTGTCGGCCAACGCGGCCAACAGCCCCGAAGTGCGACGTATCCTCCGCAACCGTTCCCGTTACGAAGTCGCCAACAACAGCTACGCCCGTGGCATTGTGCTCACACTGGCGAACGATGTGATCGGCACCGGTCCGCGACTGCAAATGCTGACCGAGGATCCGGAAGCCAATCGTCGGATCGAACATGCATTCCATCGCTGGGCGAAGCACGTGCGGCTGGCGGAGAAGCTCAGGGCGCTGCGGATGGCGCAAATTCAGGACGGTGAGGCCTTCGCCATCCTGATCAGCAATCCTCAGCTGCCGACCGACATTCAGCTGGACCTGCGACTGATCGAAGCCGATCAGGTCGCCACGCCCGATCTTCAATGGAGTGACAAGCGTGCCACGGATGGCATTGTCTTTGACGATGCTGGCAATCCGGTGGAATACCACGTTCTGCGTCAGCACCCGGGCGAAGGCAAAGGCCTGAACCGCGAAGCCGATCGCATTCCGGCAGACTCCATGCTGCATCTGTTCCGCACGGACCGCCCCGGTCAGCAGCGCGGCATTCCAGAGATCACTCCCGCACTGCCGCTGTTCGCGATGCTGCGAGAGTACTCCCTCGCAACTCTGGACGCCGCCAAAGCCGCTGCGTACTACTCCGGGATCATCTACACGGATGCACCACCCAACGGTGAGTCCGATGCGATTGAGCCCCTCGATCCGATCGAACTGGAACGCAACACGCTGCTCACGATGCCTGGTGGCTGGCGTATGAGTCAGTTACAAGCCGAACAACCAACTGGCACTTACGCTGAATTTAAGCGTGAGATCCTGAACGAAATCGCCCGCTGCCTCAACATGCCGTTCAACGTCGCGGCTGGCAACAGCTCATCCTACAACTATGCGTCCGGCCGCCTCGATCACCAAACCTACTTCAAGTCCCTGCGGATTGACCAGTCCCGCATGGAACTGGTGGCACTCGATCGCATTCTTGGCGCGTGGCTCGATGAAGCTGTGCTGGTTAGTGGTTTGCTGCCAACGGGACAAGGCCTGATTGCCGAATGGCCCCATCAATGGTTCTGGGACGGACATGAACATGTCGACCCAGCCAAAGAAGCTTCGGCACAGGCCACTCGCCTTGCCTCAATGACCACCACGCTGGCGGATGAATACGCGCGTCGCGGTCAGGACTGGGAAACACAACTGCGTCAGCGTGCCAAGGAGATCGCGCTGATGCAGGAACTCGGACTCTCCACTGTCTCCAGCACGCCTCAACTTTCACCGGAGGACACTGATGTCGTACCCAACGAAGACCCTGTTGCCGCCGAATAGCACGCGAACTCTGCAGCTGACTGCCGGCGGATCCATTCAGATCGAAGCGGCGTCAGCAGACGGTTCGAACGCGGCACTGCCTCGCTTTCAGATGGTGGCCTACACCGGCACGCCCATGCGAGTCTCCGGCTGGCGACATCCGGTCGTGCTGGATCTGGCCGGGATGTCGATTCCGTCCCAGTCGCGGCCGATTCGCTTTGGTCACGATGCTCTTGCGGGTGTCGGCCACACGGACAGCATCCGCGTGGAACAGGGACAGCTGATGGCAGCAGGCATTGTGTCGCGGGATACACCGGCCGCCCGGGAAGTGGTCACCAGTTCGAAGAATGGATTCCCCTGGCAGGCGTCTGTCGGGGCCAGTGTCGAAGAGTTTGAATTCGTCAAGGAGCACCAGCAGGTGACCGTCAACGGCAAACAACATCAGGGACCGCTCAACGTGGTGCGACGCTCCACGCTGGGGGAAATCAGTTTCGTGGATCTCGGTGCCGATGGTGCCACCAGCGCTAGCGTGGCCGCTACCCATGTCGATGATGACATGGATGACGACACACTCGATGC